ATACCGTCTAGCTTAGACCCATCCGCAGATACGTCACGACCATCAAACGTCTGACCCGCTGCGAACGTGATAGCACCTGTCATGGTGCCGCCCGCCTTTGGCAGTGCCGCATCCGCTGTTGTGGTTGTGCTTGTTAAAACGCCATCGCGCGTTGCAATATCCACACCATCAACTGTGCCTGTGACCGTGATGTTGCCAGTAACCGCTGCACCCGCCGCCGACACCGTAACGATGTCAGACCCTGCATTTTGCAAGCGGTTCATGTCATCAGCTACAGTCGTGATTGAAACCTTTGCTGTCCCGCCAAGTGAGATAGCCGAACCGCTGTTGCTGCTTTCGCTAGGTGTTCGTGTCAGTGATGTGCCAGATGCAGAATATGTGCCTGTGCCAATTTCCCACGCGGAACCTTCTTCAATCACATATTGAATTACGTCACCGTCAGACACACCCGCATCAGCAAAAGACTGAAACCCGTTAGCCGCGCTAGACAGGGTTACAGTTCCACTACCCGTTGTGGATGTTGTCATCTTGGCCCTGTTGAAAAGTTTAGCCATGATGACCCTCCGTTATGCTAGTGTCAGGATACCGTTTGTCCCGATGTCGATTGTGAATGTGTCACCATCGTTAAGGGTCAAAGATGATCCGTAGTCGTAGTAACCAATCACTGGGTCTGCTGGGGATGTAACAGTGTCGTTGTAAATCACAACGTAGCGGAACGCCGCCACTGAACCGCCCGATGCAGTCAAAACCTTGTCATCCGCTGACAGCTTGTATGTGCCGCTAGTCTGCGTTGATGTTACGTTTGCCAGTGTGCGGTCAGACAAGTTTGTGTAAGCGATCTCAGTAATGTTCGCCAAAACGCCGTTGCCGTCCGCAAATCATTTACCTTTGTAAAACTTGCCATCAGAAGCTCCTAATTCTCATGCGATGGGCTGCGCCGCTCGCCTTGGCTTTATCATCTTCAAGATTTATAGCATCTATTGCGTTTTTATACAACGACGCCCAAACTTGCGCACGCTGATCTTCACCTAGGTATGGCGCCGCGTGCAGTAGGCTGCCGTATAGGTATGCGTCGGAATTGTACTCTAGCATCCAGTTTGTCGTGATGGACGCGGACAGCGTGGGGATCCGCCCGTAATATAAAATTTCCAGGTCATAGTCCTGGTCGGGTGTCGGGTACACCTCAAACGCTCCGTCCACGATTGCGTAGTATGCCGGCTTTTTTGCGGTGTCGTCGACAGAGCGGCGGTCCATCAGATCGCCCTGCGTGATCATCTCTAGGCGCGTTACGGTTGGCCCGGTAATCATTACGCGCTGCGCCTCGATGAAATCGTTAGGCAACGCGGTGTATCGCGTGTCTAGCAACGCCACCGCGCGATCCTCCATGCGCCAGTGGCGCACCTTGCGGTTCATATCCGTCTCGGCCAATGAGATGAACGTCGGGATCACCGCCGTCAGGTCATCACGGTTGAGAAAATCCGCGATTGAGGATTTCAGTTCGTCGTAGGTCGTAATGCTCACAGCTTGCCCGCCCTTGTTCTAAATACCTGGTTGTCGCTATCGTTCAACCACTTCTTCAAGGCCACCGGGTCGTCCGCTATACCTTGCTGCTTGAGCTGATAATACACTGAAAGCGGTATAGATGCCACCTTGTTGACGTCGCTATACTTATCGGGGGTTTCGTTATACTGCCGCCGGTTAAAATCGGCGATCTGGCTAACGTCCTGCACCGTCTCAACAACATACTCCCCGTTGCCGTTGACGTGCCAATATTTCGTGATGCCCTGCTCGGCGTCGTGACTGAATAGTCGCTTAGTCATCATATCCTCCAAAAGAGTAGGGGCGACCGTAGCCGCCCCGACAATATTATGAAGATGTAAGGTCGAACACGCCTGCGTGTGCGTCCTCTGCGCCTACCTCTAGGCCCGCTTCGACAAGCAACATCGCTTTAGATGCGTCGCCTGTTTTCGCAAGATCCACTTTCTGGATCGGACGTAGGTAGCAAACTGACGCATATTCTGGGTCGAGTAGCCAAGCATCCCGCTCCCTTTGGAAGCGGTTTGGAACCACATTTAAGGTCCCGAAATCACTCAGATACACATCAGCCGCGCCGATGATTGTTGTCGGTGCGTCTGATGGCGCCTGGTAACGCTGTGCCGCGATACCTGCAAAACCAGATACTTGTGTTTTGTTGAACGGACCAACCATAAGGATTGATGGCTGACCACCCGCTGTGTACGCCGCCTGCATTGCTGATTTTAGCATTGCCTCAGTGAAATCAGCTGGTGTACCGTCGTCTGTACGCGCGTCTGAGCCGTCACCTGTTGGGTCTGCACCCGCTGGTGAGCCGCCTGTCTGCTTGACAGTGTTTGTCGCGATCCACGCACCTAGGCCCGCTGTTTCGCGCGCTGTAGAAGAGTTACCAGCAACGGCTGCGTTATTGGCAGTCAAGACTGATTCTAGGTCACGCTTCAACTCACGGCCACGCTTTGCGATTTGCATTGCCATCTCGTCATTGCGGCCCGCAAGGTCCTGTGAACCTAGGTTGTCCGCGACGATGACTGAACGACGTAGGATCTGTGTATAGTTGCCTACGCGTGTAGTCGCTGATGTTGAATCAAACGCTGATACGTCGTCGCCGTCAATGCGCGCTGTTGTGTCAACAGCCGCCAAAGAATCGTGCTGCCACTCGAAATAAGTGTTGCTGACGTTCTTTGAACCGATGTTGCTTTGTAGTGGAACGTCTTCCGGGGAGATCATGTTGATCACATCGGAAAGCTCCTCGCGTATCCCTTTAGCATCAAAGCTAGTGAAGGTGTTTGTTACGATTGCCATAGTGGCCTCCTAAAGAAGATTTTTAATTGCAGCCGCGGCATCACTGACGCGACCAGACTGTGCGCGCTGTAGCGCTTGGACACGGGCGCCTTTCGGCTTTGGCTGCGATCCGCGCGACCCTGCCTTTAACGTCTTGGATTTCGGTTTCGGCTTGGCTTTCGCCTGCGTCGCCCGCGTTTGTCCTTGATCGTATAGCATGGCCTTGCGTGCCAGTTTTACGAGCGTTGCATTTGCTAGCCCGGATATGTCTTCGGCGGAGAAACCCTCTTGCAGGAGGAAATTTCTTAGCTCGCCTGTTTCCCGCTGACGCACCTTTGTGTCGCGCCACTCTGGGATAATATCCGGCAGGACCTCGCGTTGCTGTGCAATGTATTGCTCTTGGTATTGAGCCACCTGTTGCTGTTGCATCGCTTGCATCCGTTGCTGCTCGGCTTTTACAGCCTCGATCTGCTCTTTGCGTTGATCTTGCTGCGCGCGCCACTGGCGCTCTGCCTTTGCTGCCTGTTGGGGGTCCATGTCGTACAGAGTGTCCCAATCAGGTTCTTGCTCGTTCTGCTCTAACCGTTGCTGCAATGCAGGCAATAGTTGAGCATATTGTGCCCGCTCACTCGCAATCTCATGATATTCGGCTTCCATCAGCTTTCGCGCTTCCGCCAATTCTTGTGTCTTGCGTGTGTAATCTCTCTGCCTTAGATTTCCTCGTTTCAATTCTTCAACGGTAATCTCTTCGCCGTCTACCTCAACCGTCGCGGTCAGTAGGTCGAAAGATGCGTCGTCGTCTTGATCCTCGTAGTCTTCGGTTTCAAGTTGAACCTCCTCATCACCTTCCGGCTCAGATTGTGGTTCATAGGCCTCTTCGACAAATTCCTCTGTCGCTTCGACCTCCGGCGCTTCAGGCTCAGTCGCGGTATCCTCTTGGGGCGCGAGTATGGCGCTGATTGCTTGTTGAGCGCTGTTCAGATCAGTCCCTCGCGGGTTGTTGTCTTCTGACATCTCATTAACTCCATATTATGCGGCTATTTCTCTCGTTTTTCAATAGTCGCGTTGTCCACCATTGCTCGGAGCGATTGGCGCACCGTCTCAACCCCCCGCAATGTCATGTAAATGGCCTCCCGGCCCTCTCTATCGTCTAGGGCAGTCGCCTCAAACTGCACCCAACAATCCCCTTTAATCTCGTCCAAGAAACGGTTCAGGTCAGTGTCGTCCAGGAGGCGCTTAGCCTCCTGCCCGTCGTCTATGATCTGCTGCTTACTCTTCATCATCGTCTATCGCGCCCTTAATGACCTCTGTCTGCGCCCGCAACATCTCGCGGTTCATCGCTAGCTGCGCGCGGACGTCCTCGACGTTCATCTGCGTGCCGTACTTAGCTTGCAGCTCCTCCGCCTTGACGAATAGCTCAGCGTCTAGCTCGTCACGCTTGCGGTCGTCGTCCATCATCATCTTTTCGCGTTCCAGCGTCAGCTCGGCTGCCTTTTTCTGGATGTCCGCTTGGATCTGTTGGATCTGAACCATGATCAACTGTTCATTTATGTCCGGCTTATCTTCTTTAGGCGGCGCCTGATACTGCGTCGGGTCTGACCAGAATTGCGACGCGTCCTTGAACCCGGCTAGCTCCGTCATCGCTTTTAGCGTGTTCGATAGCTTGACCATGTCTGTCAACGGATTGACAGGACCCATTGTTGAGATTGCCTCTTTCTGCATGTCGCCGATCTGGCGTAGGAGCATCATCCGCTCAGTGTCCGTTCCACGGCCTAGGCCGACGTTGATTGAGACGTCCATGTTGGCGTTCCACACGCGCGGATCAATTGGCACAAATTCATTTGTCAGGCGGACCATGCGCGGCTGATCCTGGTGCGTAGTGATCAGGTTTAGCACGATCTTGTAGAGCTGCTTCATGCCTGTCTCTGCAAAGATGCGCGCAATCAGCTCAATGTGTTGCTGAGCGGCGCTCACAGTGGCGTTAACGGCCGCTGCGGTGGATGATTGCAATGCGCCGGCGTCTAGCCCCGCAGAGGCCTTTGAGATGCCTGTGCGGCTCTCCTTGACCTCGTCCATATACTTCAACACTGGGAACGCTTGCTGCCCGACAAACGGCATTGTCATGGGCTGCACCTGTCCGGCGGCTCTCTGGCGGATCACGCTGCCAACCTCAGTCGACAAAACGTCCTCCAGGTTAACCATGCCCTCGACCACGGCGACGCGTGGGTGAATTGACATGGACAAGCTGTCCAGCGTGTTGCGCATGATCGACGATTTGATTTTCTGGATATCCATGACGGCGTCCGCCACTGACATGCCAAAAAAGTCGTGCGCCTCTGGATCGGGGCAGAACGACGCGAACGGCACAATCGAGCAGGGTTCGTTCATCAAAATTTCGTTACCGTCGCCAGCCGTACAGATTTTGCGCAGCTCCGCAATGCCGTCTCCGTCGTAGTCCACTTTAATGTAGTTTTCGACGTATAGTATCTTGCGCATCGCGGGATCGTCGCGCTCGTTCATCTCGTTGATCAGGGACGGGTTGCGCGTGTGGCGTTCGACGTTGGTGTTCATGTCGTCGTGCGCTGACGCTAGGCCCTGCACCTCGTCGGCGTCGTATCCCATCGCAACCAGCTCAGACACAGTCACAATGCGGCGGTGCGCCACATAGTCAGACGTCGTGATGTCCTTCGCCTCACGCGAAATCAGGAACTCTTCCGGGGGCACCGCCTCTAGCTTCACACGGCCATCAGGGTATGTATAGCTAACGCGCACGGAGTGCATCATGGGCGCGGGCAGGATTTCCCCGGTCATAGGGTCAAAGTCGGGATCGCCGATAGGCTCAGATGCCACGATTGATATTTCGGCGTCAGGATCCGCGTACAGCGCCGCCAGTGCGGCGTCATCGAGGCCGGTGAGGTCTGACGTCTCAATGCGCGTCTGGTCGTCCCAGTAACACTTCAAAATGCCAACCTTGCGGATCAGCGCGTCCTTGAACGCGGCGTGCATGTGCAGGAACCCGTTGTTGTCGCGGTTGATGATGTAGTTCGCGTATTGCGTCGCCTGCTTAGCCGCGGCCACGTCTTCTGGCCCCTGGGGCGCGTATTCAACTGTGTTCTCGGTGCTGTGGAAAATGCGCATCAGCGACGGCATGATCGCCTGCACGGTGTCGCGCACGTCCATGCTGACCACTTGGCTGCGGCCCTCTTCCTCGTTGCCGAACGGATCGCCTCGGTAATATTCTGTCGCGGTGGCGCGTAGTGGCGACACATAATTATCCGCGTAGTCGATTGCGTCCTCTAGCTCTTTGCCGACGATACCTTGCAGCTCGTCATCGCTCATTGCATCGGGGTTCATTTCGGCTTCTAGGCCTTCCACCATTTTTGAGATTTCATAATCCATTAGTCTAGAATTCCTTTCACCGATCTTAGATACCGCATAAGCTCTTCTTGCGTCGGTAAGTCACGGACGCCTGCACGCTTGTTTATATCTAAAACTTCATCTCTACTTAAGACACGATTTACGCGCATGTCGCCACTAATTAACCAGTTACCCTCCATATTGGGGTTTGTCTTATATCTATAGTAGCCGCCTAACGGTAGCTCGTCCGTTATATGCGCAGTCTTTACGTTCATTGTGCCGTCCTTTTTAAGTGACGCACGGCTATTTGCTATTGATTGCCAATCCACGTCTGCTGGCATTTCAACCTCTGCCCATACTTGGTTGTCACCGCGTATTTTATATTTCTGCCCTGCAATTTTAGTCTCAGGGCCAATATGCATAGCGGATGGGTTATCCCCAGCGTGCCATCCGGGACGCGCGGCAACCGCCCTTATGGATTTAGCCTTAGACCCTTGCGGCAGAAAACCAGCATTTATCAGCATTTCGCGCGTTGATTGATCTGGAATTGGGATCATATCGCCCGTACCTTTACGTCCCGCTGTTCCGCGCGATGGCACATAAAAATTACCGTTAAGCGCCTTAAAACGATATTCTGGGAAAGTTGCTCTCATCCAAGAATTAACAGGGACCTGAGTATCTGCGTCAACAAATAGAGGGTAGAGGTTATCATCATCTCCGCGCGTAAATAGCTTGTAGCCCTTTACCGTCCTGCTAGGTTTTATATTTTTTATCAGGCCGGGTACAGGGTTGGAATAAACTGTAGGCATTGGACCAGTTTGGTTAGCGCGTTGAATTATTTTTCTAGCGGCTCCTTTTGCTGGTTTTGTTAACGCAGCCGCGCCTGGGATAGCTTCTAACGCACCAAAGCCGTATGTTAAACCTTCGTCTAGTCCAAAATCTTCAAACGATTTTTTACCTTGCGCCGACCTACTGCGATACAGGTCCGCAGCGTCTAGAATTCCGCCGCCCACAAAATCCAATAAATTAAATTTACGGTCAGGTGCGCCTTGCCGGCGCCCAACAGTTCGGTCCGCGAAATCTATACCCTCACGCCTAGCAGCTTGCTGCCATAGGTAGTTGCGTAGACTAAACGGTGGGCGCTCTTCAATTGTACCCTCTTCTAAATCTGCAACGCGCGCGCCCGTCACGTCATCATATGCCGTGTCTGGGTCGTTGTGGCGCATGACATCCGCCAGACGATAAACGCTGCCGTCAGGAGCTTCGGCCATCATAACGCCATCTTGCTCAAACAGTTGCAATCCTATTCCATCTGACATATTGTTAACCCACAGTTAATTTAAAGGAGTGAGACATGGACCCGCAAGAAGCCCGCGAGGAGATTGTAACAGAATACATTGAGCGAACAAAGTGTTCGGTCAGTGATGCTGAGAGCTTTGACGCTGTCGTTAAGCAGTCGCTAAGGATAGAAGACAAAGAGCCGCCAATGTACATTGCCGACTTCTTTTTGCTTGGTGATGTTCCTATGGGTGACATTTAATCAAGCAATCCTAAGCTGCGCGCGCGTTCTAATCTTTTCATGTACCCGTCGACCATCTGCTGATCGACATACTGACCTAGTAGCTGCGTTTTATTTGCGTATGTAGCGTTAGCTCTTTGCAACGCTCCTACCTCACCTTTTCCGCTAACGTAATTAGGGCTAAAATAATGATTAAACGCATCTCGGAAAAGCTCTGTTTCATCAAGAGGCATAATTAGATTGCCGGGATTAAATCCGCGCGCCTGTACTGAATAAGTTGAGTGCGGTACATCTGGATTATCTAAGATACCTTTTCCTGACGTGTCTAAACGCGCAAATGCTGTGCCCGCAACCCCAGCTGGCATATTGCGCGCGTCAGCGCTTGTTGTCGCATATCTCGCAGCCGCAGATGCATCTGGAACAGCGCCAAAGTAATTCTTTGCCTTAGCTGTGTCCGCAAAACGTAAAACTGTTTTTTGTTGATCGCTACTCGCCTTTAACATCCAATCATC